CCTAAAGAAAGGGAAGCGCGGTCGCATCAACCCCTTCTGCCGTTAGGCATCCAACATGCCGTTAGCGGCCCAGTTTACTTTCACCCTTGCGGGTCCGTGTAAACGCGGTTTCGTGGAGTTTCCGATAAGCCAAGCATAAAGTAACGCTCGGCTGTCTCGGACCCTCCCCTTTTCCCGCTCAGTTTGCACCAAGCAAGGAAGCCTCCACTCAGTACGCTGGAGATCAGCATTCCAGCGGGATTGACATGAGTAACCGTCGGGGCTCTTTGGCAAGCCAAAGAAACCAAACGGAACATGCCAGTAGTCCTTAAGGTGAAGGAGCATGGCATAACTTGTTCGACTAAGCTGATGGTCGAAGAGTTGCTGACAATTGCTTATCAGCGCTGTCCATGCTGGGACCGACTCACATCGTGAGTTCTGAAAGCGAACAACTCGGACGTCTACCTCTTTGTAGAAGTAGGCTCCGCATGATTCCCTTATCGGGGTATCAATGCATGTTTTGAGTTTGTTCACCACCAGCCCACAAGACTCTAGAGCTTTGATGATAAATCTCGCGTCCTCTTTAGGGCAAACGATATCATCACCAAAGACCCGAAGGGTTTTGTTTCTCGTCTCGGGATGGATCGATGCTCGGGCGATAGCCCAAAACACCAACGTCTCGATAGGAAAACACAATGCTGACCCCATGCTAGCGTAGCATGTAGGCTTCAAGACCTGCCCATTGACAGACAGGCCCCGTGACCTATAACGGGTAACTAGGCGAAAGAACTCCTTTGGGAAAAGGAGGCGACAGAGTTTTAGACTGACTCTGTCGGAAGCGTCCTTCAAGTCGATAGTCGCAACATTCGGGTCTTTACAGGCCCTCATGTTCAACGTTTGATCGTCGAAGTTAATGCTTCTTCGCGTCAAAGGATGCTGGTGTATTATGTAGCGTAGGACTGTCCAGAGGCCTTGTTGGCCGAACTGGAACTCCTTAGGCTCCACACATATGGTTCTCAAGGACTTGAAGTCCTTTGGAACGCAAACTACACGAGCAATTGGTGTTGCCTTACCCTTGGGCGGCAAAGACAAGTCGTTAAACTTGTAGAGTAGCTTGTTTAAGCCCTCAACAGCACCAAAATTCCACTTTGACAATCCAGTCTCCTTCTGTGCAACCGCACCTGGCCCGTGCCTCCCATAGGGATCGGTATCCCACTGGGCAAGTGACGGGTTCAATGAGTCGCCATCCATCACCACCGCCTGTATCAGGCGGCGTGCTCTGTTCAGGAGCCAAGATGGTGCCGTTATAACGGGTTCTTCCGTTATTCGGGAAGAGAAGCTTTTTATCGCTTCCTCTTCCGTCATCCTCGAAGGAATGTCGGTAGCCTTAGAATAGGCAAGACACACCTGACGCACAACCCAGTAGGCGTAAGCCTGTCCGGACGTGGCGTCGCGAGGACTCCCGGAGTCGTCGAATAATTGTACGAAATAGTTGTACATAAAACTCGGCAACTTCGACCTCCAATGTAGAGCAAAAGTAGTAGGGACCTGAAAAGGTTCACCACTTACCAAGCTCGCCTCGCAAGCTTTACCCAATAAGGGGAGCGACTTAGAGACGAACTCGGTGCCCTCATGTCGAATACGCCTAACAGCGTATCGAACATTGGACCGATTGCATAATCTTTGTGAAGGATCATGCGATGAGAAATCAGAAAACACTGTTTTGTAGAAGGCAAGCACCAGTGCAAGGTCATGGTTATTCATAGCCACCCTTGTTGGCGTGTAAGCCTCTTAACAGTTTACTCCTCCTCTGCAGCCACCCCGACATCTCAATCGTCAGGGGACACACTGTTAGTAGTATCTCCGATGCTAGGGCAGCGATGCCCATTCATCTTCGATAAATCCTTGATATTACTATCAAAGATCAGACCAGAAGCCGTATCACTACGAACTTCCGATCTCACAGTGTGAACAATGTCTAAGACTGCACTTATACACTTACCCGTATACTCGGTATTACTAATACCGATACCTGTGAGTAGCCCAATTAGGAGGGAGAAAAGAATCTCCATCATAGTGGTCGTCATAGGAACCTCCTTTAGGGGGCTTACGCCCCCATTAATGTGAATTACTCGAAAAGCGGCGACTACAAGTCACCACCGGAGAGTAACGATGCATAACCGGCGTTTGAAGCATTACTCGCGTACAACGTTGTACCCGAGTTGAGTGCGCAAACGAGGTTGGAGATTGCCTTCATTATTATCACCGCCGTGCAACCCGTTTGGTCCCTTGGGATCGAGAGATCCAAGGACGCCATAAAGGTACATGGTTTGTATGGTGATAAAGTAGACTGCTCGGTAACACCGCAGCGGATGATGACATGGTCATTAGCACCCGAATTCTGAGGGGCGAACTTGCGTTCGACCTCGAAGAACTGGGGCTTGGCCAGGCTACGACCGGAAACAAGCCAACGGGTTTTGGATGGGCCAGTTTGCTGGAGTCCATAGACCGTTGATCCGGAGTTTTCGTTATAAAGGGTAAGAGTAGGAGAAGCCATACGTACACCTTCCTGAATGTGGGATTAGTTAAGTCCCGGTTAAGGGCTATAGGAAACGCGTGAGTAACGCGAACCCTGATGCCCACTGAGATAGCTTAAGTCCCTCTTTCGTCAGCCAGCTTCCAGACCCAGACGGGAAACCAACACAGCGTTGGTACGCCTCAACAACGCCAGTGCCAACCAAGGCATCGGTAAGTTGAGAGGTGCCCGTCCGCGCCCACATCCAATAAAGAGATGGCCACGACGTGGACATCTCGGGGATGAATCGTGCTGTATAAGACCATCGAGCTTTCGCTGAATAGCCCATACAGGACACGTGCGCAGATTCAAGCTGGTACATTGCGGGTGCGATTTGAAAGGCTTCAGTCACCTTCTTCGTGTTGAGAAACCAATCAACAACGAAGCTGTAAGGTGTGGCCTCCCACAATGTTTGTAGGGCCTGATTACCAGTGAGTCCGAATGCGTCAAGTAAGCGCTCAAGAGAATCCGCTTGATTTTGGATTCTCTCTGTAATTGAGCAGGATACAACGCCTTGGACTGACCCAGGTGAAAAGATACACCTGAGTGGTAAGTTGGGGGCAAAGGCGAAAGGATTCGCTGCACCCCCGTTGACCCATTGGGACGACGGACAGGTTGGAGGAAGCGCATCTACAGTAGTCGTCACCCTCTGGTGAACGCTACTCCCGGCTCTCGAGGTAAACTCCCGGTTGGCTCGCGTGTACTTTTCGACAGATTTACAAAAAGTCTGAAGATCATAGTACGAGGCGCCCCAGCCATAGGTTCCCTCAAGCCATATATTGGCACCCTCTTTAGCTAGAGACCGCGCAGTGCGGTCCTTTGCGATAGAGCGCCAAAGTGGCTTCAAGAGTTTGAATGGCTTTGAAACCATTCTAAAGGTCTCCGGTAACTCTTTCATAGAGACACCGAGAAGTGTCTTCGTCTGAACGAGGCCTTTGATCTCGCGGGCTAGAGAAATAAGCGCAGAATCCCAATCGATTTCCGACATCGGAACGACCACATTCTCACCCATATACTGGATGGAAGGAATTACACAAGGACGCTCCCAACGAATATCACCCACTAGGTCATAGATGCCACTGTAACTCGCATAATAAGGCGAGCCAGGGCCAGCTATGGCTTTGTAGTGAAGGATAGGTTGGTACGAGTTCTTGTACGATGGGGACGCGTCACTCATAAATTCGTAGCGAGAATACTTTGTTGTGCAACCCCAGGTGTCCTCCGGACCATCCCCAGAATAGAATTCTGTGTATGGAACTAGGACAAAGCCAGGGGCGAGTATTCTGCCCGCCGGACCTCGCGGTTCAGCGGAACGCACGACGCGTTCACGATTTCTCATAGAAGATCCTCCACAAACAAGGGACCTGAAAGGGTGGTGATATTACCGGCTGCGCGGAAGC